AAAGACTTTATAACTCCAGTGTGTAACTTGAGTTATGCCTTTATTACTCCACATAAACTATCAACCATTGAGGAGAATGATCCAAGATGGGAGATCACTGGCGTTATCCCTCTTAAGGATGGCAAGCCAACTACTAAAGATGGAGAAGCATTTATCTCTAGCATTGAAGGTTACTTCGATGAGTACAAGAAGGAACTAAAGGCAGCCAACCCAGATAAGAAGTTCAAACTTCAAGAGTTCATGCCCTTTGGCTATAGATACTGTGACTCTAAGACTCTTAAGTTATTAAAGAACGATGAGCTTAGTGACTTTCAAGGTGAACCAATGGAGGTTTACTTTGTTAAGTGCAAGAGAAAACAGAAGGGTGTAAATAAGAAAGACGGTTCAACCTTTGAACGTAATGCACCCTTGCTAGCTGATGTTAATGGCACTCCAATTTCATCTGAGAATTCAAAGCCATTAGCCAACATAGATCCCACATCAAAAGGGAAGATAGCTTTCAATGCTTCACCCTATAACCACACTGGTTCAGGTGTAGGACTTGCACTTAATCTAAATGCAGTACAAATAACATCATTTGTCGAGTACCAAAAACAAGGGGGATCAGCAAGTAATCCCTTTTCCAAAGAGGAGGGCACGTTCACGCAGGAAAACGCACCTTCAAGCAATCCCTTCTCATCCTCAGAAGAGGACGCATCCACCTTCTAAATATAGAAGTAAGTTCGAGGCTGGTATTGCAGCCAGCCTTGACAAGCGTAGTGTCTCATTCAGTTATGAATCCCTTGTCCTTGACTACACATGGGAGGGCAGGTATAAGCCTGACTTCATTCTTCCTAATGGTGTAATCGTAGAGACTAAGGGATTCTTTTCCCCAACTGATAGGCGCAAAATGCTATGCGTGAAAGCTCAGCATCCACACTTGGATATAAGACTGTGCTTTCAAAACGCCAAAGATAAAATCAGCCGAGCCAAAAGATCTATTACTTATGGTCAATGGGCTACAAGAAATGGATTCAAATGGAGTAGCGGCACTATCCCTGACGACTGGTATGACACCAACAACACACAGTAAACACATCTCAATCAGAGATGGAGAACAAACTCTTGTCGATGACTATGCACTGATCAAAAAGAAAGATCGTGCTGGTAATGATGGGAAGAACATCAAGTGTCCTGAATGTGGTCACGTTCAAAGGATATATCATCTGGCATGGTCAGCTCTTCAGTGCTCCAGTTGCAAGCAGGTGATCCCTAAGTACAACGGCTGGATGATCGACCAACTAGATACATGGCGCACACCTAGATGAATACTCAACAACGCATCGACTACGCATCCAAGCGTATAGAAGAGTTGCGTCTATTAATCCAACACTGGGAGGAACATGAAAGAGAAAAGCAAGTACCTAAGAAAGAGTCCATGCCCTGAATGTGATAGCAAGGACAATCTTGCATGGTTTGATGACGGTCATGCCCACTGCTTTGGATGTGGCTATCAGTAC